ATCTGGGCGCAGCCTCCGCCACAGGCAATCGGGGCGCAGCCTCCGCCACAGGCGATCGGGGCGCAGCCTCCGCCACAGGAAAAGCCGGTGTTGCTCTTGCGGCTGGATGTGAATGCAAAGCAATGGGCGCACTCGGCTGCGCGATCTGCTGCGTCGAGCGCGGCGAGTGGGACGGAAATACATATCCGATCATTGCTGTCAAGGCAGCGATTGTCGATGGCGAAACGATCAAGCCTGATACTTGGTATCGGCTGGAGAACGGGGAATTTGTGGAGGTGGAATGATGGCCACACGCACCGAGGAGATATACATACCGTGCGAATGCCGGGTGTCAATTTTCTTCCCAGCCGGGCATATCGAATGCGATATTTGCCCGCTGCTGCAAACCTATAGCAGACGGCAGTGCATGCGGACTGGGGAATTGATTCCGGCGTGGCAGAAACGCGGGTATTATTGCCCGCTGGAGATTCCGGGCGAGCTGATACCGCCCGAAACTGATGACCCGAAGGAGGACTTGGAAAACAAATGAAATTAACAGAAAAGCTGAATGCCATTCAGGCGCAGCTAAAAGCGCCGAAGGACAAGAAGAATAGCTTCGGCGGTTACAACTACCGTTCCTGCGAAAGCATTTTGGAGGCTGTGAAGCCTCTGCTTCAGGCGCAGAGCTGCATTCTGACGATATCCGACGAGATTGTAGAGATCGGAAACCGCATTTATGTTAGGGCAAAAGCTACGATTTCCGATGGTGAGGGCGAGTATACGACGTATGGCTTTGCCCGTGAGCCGGAAAGCAAGAAGGGTATGGACGAGCCGCAGGTAACAGGTACGGCCAGCTCTTACGCCCGCAAGTACGCACTGAACGGCCTTTTTGCAATCGACGATACGAAGGACGCGGACACGGACGAATATGCAAAGGAAACGGGCCGGACAGCGAAAAGCCAGCCTGCGCAGGCGAGGAAAACAGCGCCGCAAGCAGCTGCAATGTCATTTAATTGCGCAGTCTGCGGCCAGCAGATTGTGGGCGAAATGATCAACGGACATATGTATTCTGGCGTGAGCATTGCGGAGCAGACGGCCAAGAAGTTTGGCCGCTGCCTCTGCTGGACGTGCGCACAGAAGCAGGGAAAGGAGAAAAAGAATGCTGAATAAAATCGTTATGATGGGCCGCCTGACCCGTGACCCGGAGCTTCGGCAGACGCAAAGCGGAAATTCTGTTGCATCCTTCACGCTTGCCTGCGACCGCGATTTCGCGGCGCAGGGCGCGGAGAAGGAAACGGATTTTATTGATGTTGTCGCATGGTGGAATACAGCTGATTTTGTCAGCAAGTATTTCTCCAAGGGCCGCATGGCCGTCGTGTCTGGCCGTTTGCAGATCCGCAACTGGGAAGACAAAGACGGGAACAAGCGCAAGACGGCGGAGATCGTCGCAGAAAGCGTTTATTTCGGCGACAGCAAGCGGGACGGGCAGAATGCTTCTGCCTGAGGGCTGACGGATGGGAGATAAAAAGGAATACGTCAAGCTGTGGCTGAGTTACAGGAGCTATTTCGAGGCGTACAGTGCCGATGAGGTGGGGCGCTTGGTGCTGGCCGCGATGGATTATCGCGAGTCGGGAGCAGAGCCAGAGTTCAGCGGGAGTGAACGTTTCATTTGGCCTGCGATTCGACGGGACATTGACGAATCCGTAGCGGCTCAAAAAGCCATCTCCGCGTCCAGAAGCGAGGCAGGAAAGCAGGGCGGTCGGCCTGAATCCGAAAAAGCAAATGCTTTTGGCGAAAGCAACGAAAAGCAAAAAAAGCAAATGCTTTCCGATGAAAGCAAAAAAAGCTATGGACAAAGGAAAAGGACAAAGGAAAAGGACAAGGACAGTATTCTTTCCCCCCTACCCCCCACGCTGCGCGAATCCGTTGAGAAATGGGTCGCGTACAAGGGAGAACGGCGCGAGGAATACAAGCCTGTCGGCCTGCAAAGCCTTGTTACGCAGATCACAAAGGCTGCGGAGGAATACGGCGAGGCTGCAATGATCGACGTGATAACCCGCTCTATGGCCGCAAATTACAAAGGGATCGTGTTTGACTGGCTGAAAGAGGCCAGCACACGCCCTGCGGCGCTTGGCCGCGCTGCAAAGCCCGGATACGGCGTGCAGGGGCACCATGACGAGTTGAACCCGCTGGAACGTGCAGCCGTGGACAGGGTGATGGGGCCGGTGTCAAAGGGCGCTGCCCGATTGCAGCAAGGCGTGCAGCACCACGGGGATGAGTTGGATACGATCCAGCAGGCGGCAATAGACCGGATGCTTGCGGAAAACGAGGAGGATAAGACATGAGATTTGTCTGCGATTGCTGCAACGATCTGACGAACATCGAGGCTGACCGAATGGAAATCCAGGGCGAGAAGCTGATGGTGTACAGCCGCGGGCGGCTGGTCTACGTTGCGGATCTGGGGCAGATCATGCTGGCCAAGCTGACGCCGGGGAGGGAGGAAAAACCATGACAGGCAAGGAAATCGCGCAGGCGCTGCATATCTGCGGCGAAGGCCACCCGTGCAGAGACTGCCAGCTATACGGCAAGATCGCTTGCGTTGAGACGTTGTGCAAATACGCGCTCGACCTCATCGAGCGCCTGACCGCCGAGAACGCGGCGCTGCGGGAGAAGGTGCCGCAGTGGATCAGCGTGGAGGAGAAGCTGCCAGCAGATTATATTAAGCGATACCTTATCGCTTTTAAGGACGCAGGCGGAAGCATCGTGGATGCGGCTCGGTATATTCCGGGGCTCGGTTGGGAGTGTCGCAACTGGGAGGTTCCGCAGGGTTTGATTACCGACTGGATGCCGCTGCCGGGAGCACCGGAGAAAGGAGGCAAGGCAGATGCTTGATATTTGCCCGGTATCGCTGGCAGAGGCAAACGCGTTTGTCGCGGAGCACCACCGGCACCACAAGCCAGTGGTGGGGCACAAGTTTTCCATCGGCTGCACCGATGGCGAGAAAATTGTAGGCGTTGCAATCGTCGGCAGACCGGTTTCGCGGTATCTGGATGATGGGTGGACGCTTGAGGTAAATCGCTGCTGCACGGACGGCACGCGGAATGCGTGCAGCATGCTATATGCAGCTGCGTGGAGAGCCGCCCGTGCGATGGGCTATCACAAACTGATTACATATATCCTAGATACAGAGTCGGGGACAAGCCTCAAGGCGGCTGGATGGAAGTGCATCGGACAGGCAGGGGGACTTCGCTGGACGGGCAAGCGCCGCCCGGAGGTAGACCTTTGCCCCGCACAAATGAAAATCCGGTTTGAGCGGGAGGAAGGAGACAAGGCATGAGTAAAGCTGTTTTGATCAGCATCCGCCCGAAGTGGTGCGAGAAGATCATAAGCGGTGAGAAAACGATCGAGGTGCGCAAGACGCGCCCGAAGATGGATACGCCGGTTAAGTGCTATATCTACTGCACAAAACCGGAGGAAAAGCTACTCACCATTATGAAAGACGGCGATGAGAATTATGGAGAGACGTATCACGGCAAGCCGGTTTTCATAAAGACGGAAAAAGCGCCGACCACTGGCTTATGGGATAAGCGGCAAAAGGTTATCGGGGAATTTATCTGTGACGCAATTACCCGCGTGAACATTTGCGGCTTCTGGGACGATAGCGGGAATCAACTCGACAATCGGCTCAAAGAAACTTGCTTGACCTCAGAAGAGTTGTGCGACTACATCGGCGAAAAAGTAGGCTACGGCTGGCATATCTCCGGTCTGAAAATCTACAACACGCCGAAGGAGCTGAGCGAGTTTTCCCCGGTGTGCAGGTATAAAAATGATGATAAATCGTGTCCATCGCGCAGGGTTGCTTGCTCGTATCAAAAATATGACTGCAACCCTGACGGGAGCATCAATCTTGTTGAGTGTGGGAGGACGCTTGAACGCCCGCCGCAGAGCTGGCGGTATGTGGAGGAATTGCCGTGAAGGTTTACATAGCCGGTAAAATCACCGGAGACCCGAATTACAAGATGAAAGTCCGCATGACGGCGAAGCACATACAGGAGCTGTATCCTCTCGCGGTGATCTTGAATCCGGCGGAACTGCCGGAGGGTCTGACACCGAAGGACTATATGCGGCTGTGCTTCGGGATGATCGACGCGGCGGATATCCTGTTCGCGCTGCCGGATGCGAAGGAAAGCAAGGGCGCAAAGTTGGAAATTGCGTATTGCAGATATGTTGGGAAAGGGGTTTTGAAATGGAACGATTGACTGAATGGAATGGCGAACAAACCCGTCATGCCTATTACCCGCGCTGCTTTAAAGAACCGTGCTACGGCAGCGGGTGCAAAATCGAGGATTGCCCGTTTGAAATAGCGGTATGTGAGCGACTCGCAGCCTACGAGGATACGGGGCTGACGCCAAAAGAGGTAACTGCGCTAGGAGAACTGTTCGATTACGCGCTGAAAGAATCAAAAACGCTGACTGAGCAGCTTACATTGCTCCATCACATCCGCGAGCTTGCCGAGGCCGACAAGGACGGAAGAGTTATTGTTCTACCTGCCAAAAAAGGAGATACACTGTATGCCGTGACTAGGTTTGGAGTTGAAAAACGAGTTGTAAAAGAAATTGCAGCGCCATTTTTCTACAATACTTACGAAAGTAGTGATAGGGCAGCGCTCTCAACCGATATTAGAAATTTTGGTAAGACCGTTTTCCTCACCCACGAAGAAGCCGAGAAGGCTTTGCGGGAAATGGAGGGCAAGAAGGATGGCTAAGCACATAACCAAAGCGCAGTTGAGACAACTCTATCAAGCTCAGCTCTTCGATAACGACGAATATCTGAGACTTTTAAAAGAGTTTGCAGGGATAGAATCCCGGCCGACCACGGAGTACAACCACTACGACGAAAATGGCGAGTTTATTGGTAGCAGCGTGGACACCGATCTTTCTGACCTGCTGGACGAGGCTGGCGTGGAGGTGCGGGACGATGGGCCAACATAAACACAACCCGGTCGCCATTGCGGCGGCAAAAGGCGAGCTGCTGTCGAAGCTGTATCGGTAGTGCGTTGCCAAGATTGCGAGAATTTCAGTCGGAATGAAGAAAATGACCCGTACTGCGCAGATCGGAGATGGCTTTCAGACCCGGAGCCTGACGGGTATTGCAGCTACGGAGAACGGAGGGAAGAATAAAGGATGAGCCTAATAGACGCTGCCAGATACACCACAATGATTATGGCGCAGAATCCAGACTGGTGCGCCAAAAGAATGGAAAACTTCGAGAAGTACATCACGGAAAATAGTGCTGGTGCTGCCGAGGTGTGTAATGAAAGGAAAGACAACTCCGCGATGGTGATTCTCAAGGATGAGGAGGGCAAGAAGGATGGCAACGAAACGAGTATGTGACCGCTGCGGGGCGGAGATAAACCCCACAAGCTCTGCGACGTATGTAAACGTACGAAGCGCGTTCCATGAGGAATCACCTGATATTGAGCTTTGCTGCTCCTGCGCGATGCAAATCAAAGAATGGCTTAAGCCGCGTGTAGAGGAGGGCAAGTCATGACCAGAAAACGCGCAAGAAAGATCCTCATGTCCATCGGAACGAGCCGGAACCATGCAAACTGGGGGCTGACGGCAAAGCCGCGCTGGAAGACAAACGCCGGTAACGCTAACGGTTTTCTCATCTGCGACATCAGCGATATGGAGATTGCACCGGACGATTTTTGCAGTAGAGGCGTGACCGAATGAGCGGGCTGCGGTTTGCTCGTGGAAGCGCGAAAGGAGGAGAGCTGATGCAGGATTGCTGCTTGACTTGCAAAAATCTGGAATACAGAAAGAACTACGTTTATCCGTACCGGTGTTTGAAGCACAAGTCCGAACGGTTCTCGGAGAAGGAATTTGAACGGATGTACTTTTCCGGAGAGGAATGCAAGGACTTTGAACAAAGGAGGTGGCCCGATGGGCACAATTCTGGCGATTGACCCCGGCAATATTCAATCCGGCTATGTGATGGTCGAGCACGACGGCGAAGAAATTCGCCGCGTGCTGGAGGCCGGGAAGATCGAGAACCCGGCAGTGACTGATATGCTGGATCGGAAGCTTTATGCGAACTGCATAGACGTTGCAATCGAGATGATCGCGGGCATGGGCATGACGGTCGGACAAGAGGTGTTCGACACCTGCGTCTGGGTCGGGCGATTCTGGGAAATCGCGTTGAGGTCGGGCGGATATGAGCCGAAGAGGATCTACCGCCGGGAAGAAAAGCTGGATCTGTGCGGTTCACTATCTGCCAAAGATGCCAACATCCGGCAGGCCCTCGTTGACCGCTATGCGCCCGGCCAGCCGAATTTCGGCAAGGGCACAAAGAAGAATCCCGGCTTCTTCTACGGCTTCTCGGCGGATATGTGGGCGGCGATGGCGGTCGCCGTGACGTATTTCGATAAGTACATCAAGGGGGTAAAGCTATGAGCAAGATGCAGCGTAAGCCGCCAAGACCGCCGATGCAGCTGACGTGCGATGCCTGCGGGAAGACGTTTATGCGCGCACCGTCCAAGTACAAGGCAAAATACAATTTTTGCAGCGAGGCGTGCGCCTGGACGGCACATAGGGAAGCTGTGACGGGCCGGGCGGAGCGCGTGCAGATCCTGATCACGTGCTCGATCCCGGTATACCCGGAAATGCGGCCTGTCTGCGGACGGGTGTATCCTGCCGAGAAATACAAATACAGGACAAACCGGACGGGCTACGTCGTCGAGGTGGGCGGCAAGCGCGTATGTGTGAGGGTGGACGAATGCAGGGAAATCTAGGGCTTACACCGGTGCAGGCTCCGTGCAAGGGCTGCGCGGACAGGCATACCGGCTGTCACACGGACTGCGCCCGATACATAGCGTTCCGCCGGGAGGCGGACAGATACAAGCAGGAGCAATCGAAGGACGCAGCGAGATATGCAACAACAAGGGGCTGTATGCGGACGCTGCACGATGCGAACCGCGCAAAGCGCGAAGGGTGGCAACATTACTGATGAGCACGCCGCGATACGGCTGGTGGGCCTATGCAAAATGGATGATCCGCAGCTATAAGGGCGGCGGGCTGATGACGAAGGCCGAGCGCGCTGCCGTTGCGGATGCAATCGCGGAGACGGAACAGCTCGTTGACGGCGCGGAGAGACTCCGGCTCATAGACTTGGTTCTTTGGAAGCGTACACACACCTTACAGGGCGCCGCGATGGCGGTTTATGTGTCCGAACGCACCGCGCAGGAGTGGCACAGGCAATTTATTCGCCTTGTGGGGCAAAAAAGAGGGCTTTTATGAAAAAGTCTGCGTCCCAGAGCCAAATTTAACATTTACTATAAGGGCGTAGAGATCAACTCTACGCCCTTCTTCATCAAACGGGACATGGAAAAGTTTATCAAACGCCAGCAAAGAAAGGAGAGCGCGTATGGCAAGGCCAAGAAAGGAAATAGATCAGAAACAGTTCGAGAACCTCTGCGGCCTGCAATGCACGCTTGAGGAGATCTGCGGTTGGTTTGACGTGACTGATAAAACACTGGATAGTTGGTGTAAACGCACCTATCATGCCAGTTTTTCCGAGGTATTTAAACAAAAGCGCGGAGCAGGGAAAATTTCACTGCGACGGAACCAGTGGCGGCTTGCGGAAAAGAACGCGAGCATGGCTATTTGGCTCGGGAAGCAATACTTAGAGCAGCGCGATGAGCCAGAAGAATCGATTGACGTGGAGGATACGGACGCTTATCTGAAAGAAGCGGGTATCGAATGAAAAGTTCGACAATCCACCCAGCGTTCGGGGATAAGCATAAGGAATATATCAGAAATGCAACGCGCTGCACTATTTCTGTTGCGGAAGGTGCTGTTCGAGCGGGAAAAACCATCGACAATATAGCCGCCTTTGCAACGATGATAAACAAAGGCACGCCTGATAGAATCCATTTGGCGACCGGCTCCACAGCGGCGAACGCTAAGCTGAACATTGGAGACGCGAACGGATTCGGGCTTGAATATCTATTTCGCGGTCGGTGCAGATGGACGAAGTATAAGGGGAACGAGGCTCTTGTAATTAAATCCTGTGGGCGGGATTATGTAGTTATTTTTGCGGGCGGAGCGAAAGCGGACAGCTTTAAAAAAATACGCGGCAACTCATACGGAATGTGGATTGCAACCGAGATCAACCTTCACCATGAGGATACGATCAAGGAGGCGTTCAACCGACAGCTTGCCGCAAAACTTCGACGTGTTTTTTGGGATTTAAACCCTTCGTCGCCTGGACACTGGATTTACCAGAATTACATAGACCGATTCCCGGAACAATTTGGAGCGCGGTATAATTACCGGCACTTTACTATCCGAGACAATGCAACGATTACAGCCCAAAGGCTTGCGGAAATCGAAAGCCAGTATGATATAAAAAGCATCTGGTATCGACGGGATATCCTTGGTGAGCGCTGCATTGCGGAAGGGCTTGTGTATCCGATGTTTGGCGATTCCTGCATCGTGCAGGACATACCGGACACCGGCGATTATTACATTTCCATTGACTACGGCACGCACAATCCGTTTTCGGCTGGCTTGTGGTGCGTGACGAAAACGGAAGCGGTGCGAATCGGAGAGTATTATTACTGCGGGCGAGAAGAACGGAAAGAAAAAACGCCGGAAGAGTATTATTCAGAGGTCAAGCGCCTCGCAGGCGGGAGGGATATAAAATGCCTAATTGTAGACCCGTCGGCGGACGCTTTTATTGCCACCGTAAAGAAGCACCATGAGTTCAAAGTTCGTGGGGCTGTGAATGATGTATTGCCCGGCATACAGACAACGGCTGAGATGATTGCGTCTGGGAAGCTCAAAATCCATGAGAGCTGCGAGGACGCCATCCGCGAATTTGGGCTTTACAGGTGGGACGAAAAAGCAGAATCTGACCGCGTCGTGAAGGAAAACGACCACGCTATGGACGAAATCAGGTACATGGTGATGACGGTCTTGAAAAAGCACTTCAAAGAACACAGATTTGTGCCGGAGCTGGCGCGGTGAGGCAAAAGATGAAAACATATCAGGATTTTTTAGAGGTTGCGGAAAAGTCTGACCGGGAACGGATGGAATTTGTTCTGTCCGCGATAAATAATCACAAAGACTCGGATTTATACAAACAGGCGGTTATTGCGAAGGAGTATGACGCGCACAGGAATGTGACGATTGCTAATTTTCAAAAGCTGCTTTATACACTCAACGGGAAAGTCATTCCGGACAACTACAGTCCGAACTATAAGCTTCGGAGCAATTTCTTTGCAAATTTCATCACGCAGGAAACGCAGTATCTGCTCGGGAACGGCGTGACGCTGAAAGAAGCCGCGAACAAAGAAAAACTCGGCGCATCGTTCGACGTTCGGCTGCAGGACGCAGCGCATGCGGCCCTTGTTGGAGGCGTATCGTATGGCTTCTGGAACCTTGATCATCTTGAGGTTTTCGACGTAACAGAGTTCGTTCCGATTCTCGATGAGGAAAACGGTGCGTTGCGCTCCGGGATTAGATTCTGGCAGGTATCCGATACGAAGCCGCTTCGCGCAACACTCTACGAGCCGGACGGCTTTACACAGTTCATCCGCAGAAGCGGAAAAAACATGGAGATCCTAGAGGCAAAGCGCGGATATGTATCTGTCGAGGCAAGTTCCGAAGCGGACGGTACGGAGATCCTTGCATATCAAAACTATCCCGGCTTCCCGATTATTCCGCTCTACGGCAACCGCGCAAGGCAGTCAGAGCTTGTCGGCCAACGCGAGGCGATAGACTGCTACGATCTCATTAAGTCAGGCTTTGCGAATACAGTTGATGAGGCGTCGATCATTTATTGGACGATCTCAAACGCCGGTGGCATGGACGAGATCGATATGGCACGGTTCAAAGAGTCCATGCGGCGGATCGGCGTTGGGCTCGTGGACGACGACGGCGCGAAGGCAGAGGCTCATACGCTCACAATCCCAGTTGAAGCTCGGGAAGCGCTTCTTTCCAGAATCAGCGACGATCTTTACCGTGACGCGCAAATGCTTGATGTGGCAAAAGTGCAGGCGGGGCAGAAGACGGCGACGGAGATCATGGCGGCGTATCAGCCGATGGATAACAAGGTGGATCAATTTGAATACTGCGTGATCGAGTTCCTGCAGGCGTTGTTTAAGATCGTTGGTATTGATGACGAGCCATCCTTTATGCGATCCAAAATAACAAATCAGTTAGAACAGACGCAGATGGTGCTGCTTGCCGCGAGCTACCTTGACGACGAAACGATTCTGAGCAAGCTGCCGTGGCTTACGCAGGAGGAAATCGCAAACATTTTGAAGAGGAAAAGCGCGGAAGAATTAGAGCGATATTCCACGAAAGATATGGAGGAATAGACGTATGAGCAGCATGGTACAGGGCGATGCGTACAGTCTGGCCGTCACGGTCAAGAACAACGGGCAGGCTGTCGAGATCGACGATATTGAGAAGATCGAAATGACGCTTCTGTATTTGCAGAAGTATTACCCAGGCCAGATCACATACGCGGACGGGAAATTCTATTTCCCGCTGGCGCAGGAAGAAACATTCCGCCTGCCGAAGGTCTGCCCGATGCAGATTCGCGTGAAATTCAAAAGCGGTGACGTGCTCGGCTCCGAGAAAAAGCAGATCGACGTATCTGCCGCGCTTTCAAAGGCGGTGTTGTGATGGGCGGCATTGAATTTGAACTCAAGAACCGCGATCCGGTTGACGTTTCCTTTAACGTTTCCGTGCGTGCTGGCGGCGGCTCCGGCGGCGGCTACAACATCGGCCCCGGCCTGAAGCTGGACGCCGAAACGAACACCCTGTCCGTCGATACGGCGGACGCAGTCGAAAAGGACAACACCAAGCCCGTAACGTCCGCCGCCGTGTATACGGAGGTCGGCAACATCAACGCGCTGCTCGCGACGATTTAAGGAGAGGATTTTATGAGCACACAAACCGAAATTACCAGACTACAGACTGCGCGGAACAAGCTGCGCACATGGCTCGTCGGCCTCGGCCTTGCCGCGAGCACGGACAAGCTCGACGCGCTGGCCGACAAGGCATCGGCCATCAAAAATCAGGGCGCGGTTGACGCCAACGTCAAGGAGGGTGAGTCCTACACCATCCCCGCGGGCTATCACAACGGCTCCGGCACGGTCAAGGGCGTCTCCGGCGGCGGCAACTACAACCTGCAGGCCAAATCCGTCACGCCGACGAAGGAGCAGCAGTCCGTTACACCAGATCAGGGCTATTACGGCCTGTCCGGCGTGACCGTCGGCGCGATCCCGGAAAACTATCAGGACGTCTCCGCCACGACCGCCGCGCCCGGCGACGTGCTGGCGAATAAAGTTTTTATCGATGCCGACGGCGTAACGCAGGCTGGCACCATGCCGGACAACGGCGCGGTCGAAAAGGTGCTGGACGCGACGGCCGGCAATCAGGAATACACCGTCCCGGCGGGCAAGCACTCCGGAACGGGCAAGGTATCTGTCGTGCTGGAAACCAAGTCCGCCACGCCCGCCGAGGCCGCACAGGACATTACGCCCACCAAGGGCAAAGTCCTCGGCAAGGTCACGGTCGGCGCGATCCCCGACAAGTACAAGGACGTTTCCGGCGTGACTGCCGGAGCGGCTGACGTGCTGGACGGCAAGTTTATCGTGCTGGCCGACGGCAGCAAGGTCGAGGGCACCATGGCCAACAACGGCGCGATTGCGAAGACCATCGACGGCCTCACGCAGACCAGCGCCGATATCCCGGCGGGATACACCTCCGGCGGCACCGTCAGCCTGACGGACGACATCGAAAACGCTCTCGCCGCGATTTAAGGAGGCCGACATGAGCGTACAGACAGAGATCGACCGCATTATCACGGCAGTCGGCGCGGCGTATGACGCAGTGGAGGCCAAAGGCGGCACAGCCCCTGCGGCACAGACCATCGAAGGGCTTGCCGCAGCAGTCGGTACGATTCAGACCGGCATAGCTCCGCAACTGGTCGTAACGGTATCCGCCGGTGCGACCGTCACAGCGACGAACGGCTCCAAAACGATCAGCGGAACATCTGACAGTACCGGAGTTTGTACGCTTATCGTTCCGGAGATCGGCACATGGAGCGTATCTGCTACGCTGGACGGGAAAACATCTGACACAAAATCCGTATCTATCACGGACAGCTATGCGGTGTCGCTTAATTTTGTAGACCCGTTACTGAATAACAATACTTGGGAAACAATAAAAAATATATCCGACGCGGGACAAGGCGCGAACTATTGGAGCATCGGGGACAGAAAAGCTGTAACACTAGATGGAACGGTAGGGGCCCTGACGCTCTCTAATTACACAACGTATGCTTTCATTATCGGATTCAACCATAATGCGAGCGTTGAGGGCGCAAACCGCATCCATTTCCAACTCGCAAAAACCGCCCTATCCGGAGGTACGGACGTTGCGCTATGCGACAGCTATTACAGCAGTTACAAAAATACCGGTGTCGGATTCGTCATGAATACCGGAAACTCAAACTTTGGCGGTTGGGCATCGTCAAATATGCGAACAGGAACTTGCGGTACAAGCCTATCAAGCTACTCTAGTACGATCATTGCGGCCATCCCGGCAGCGCTCAGAGCCGTGCTGAAATCCGTGACGAAGTACACGGACAACACCGGCGGCGGAAATCCATCGGCGAACAACGTAACAGCGACGACGGATTACTTTTTCCTCCTCTCCGAGCTTGAGGTTTTCGGGAGTATTTCGAGGGCAAACCCGAACGAGGCGAGCAAGCAAGCGCAGTACGCCTATTATTCCGCCGGGAACAGCAAAATCAAGTACAAGCACAACGGAACGGCGGCAGCCGCTATTTGGTGGCTCCGTTCTCCGTCTACGACCACCTCCAACGTTTTCGTGGATGTGACCACCGGCGGGACAGTCGACTTCAACATCGCGTACTATTCCCTCGGCTTCGCGCCCGGCTTTTGCGTATGAGGGAAAAGCGCATGGAGTATATCGTGTATAAGCGGTTCCGTGGGCATGGCATCGATGGAGAATTTAATCTCCGGTACGGAACTGTGGTATCGGAGCTCGAAGGGTTCCTGTTTGCAGCGGACGGCAGGCGGATATGCGCTGCGACATCCGAAAACGGGTGGGAGCATTTCAGGCAGAATACACCAGAGGGCGCGATGCGGCAAGAAATGCTTGAACGCCTCTATCAATGGTATGCAAAGCACGGTTGCGGTGAAGATTTTGCGGATGACAAATGGCCGGGGCAGGAAAACGGGTACTGGAAAAACCGGCTGCGTACCGCAAGCACAAGTCGGCTGAAACAAATATACGCGGAAAAGATTGGAGGGGAAGCATGTATATCGTCACAAGAGAAGGAACGTTTGACGGATACGCAGACAGAGTTATCCCAATCAAGCTGCATCTAAACGGATGCTATGTCCCGTGCGGGGAGAACGAAGCAGAGGGATTCTGCGCACAAAAGGCCGTCACGCGGACGGATGAGGAAGGAAACGAATACAGAACACTGACCGATACAGTGTACCGGACGGAGGGACACACAATGAAAGGAACGGAGCCGGTCGGAAGCTACAAACAGCATGGTGCAGCCATCCCACTGACCGAGGCAGAAGCCGCGCTTGCAGAATTGGAGGCAGTCTATGACGCAAGATAAATTGGAAAAGCTCAAAGCCGCCATCAAGGACGGCAAGCTGGTGCAGGCCGCAGGCGGCATCAACAGCACCACCATCCAGTCGGACAAGCTGGGCTACGACTGGCGCAACATCTACGTCAACGACATTCTCGTCCGGCAGGAGTACATCGAGCAGACCGTGAAGTTCGGCACGGCGGACAATCCCATTGCGTGGGAGGCTGGGATGGCGCTCATCCAGAACGCCTACTACACGCACAACGGCGAGATCAAGGTCTGGATGGGCGCGGCAGGCGCGACGGCAAAGTGGACGGATGCGGCCTTCGTGCCGATCTGATAGCGCGGAAGGGAGAACACCATGGAAACCAAGACCATCATCGTCACCCTCGTCTGCGCCGTGCTCGGCGGGGCGGATAGAAGTGTATGAGCACAAGCAACACCGCCGGGCAGAAAATGACCGACGCAGAGCTCGCAAAGCTTGAAAAGCGGATTGCTGCGATATACAGGGAAGCGTATAACGATCTGACGGATACGATCAGGGATTACTTCGGTAAATTTGCAGCGCGTGACGCGGTGGAAAAGGCGCGGCTGGACGCTGGGGAGATCTCGGAGGATCAATACAAGATGTGGCGGCTTGCGCAGATCGGGCGTGGAAGGCGCTTTGAGGCGCTACGGGATAAGGTCGCAGAGCGCATGACAAATGCAAACGCAACCGCAATCGCCTATATCAACGACGCAACGCCGGGGATTTACAGCCTGAACAGGAACCTAGCAGCCTATATGATCGAGCAGGTGGCGGGGGACGTTGGATTCGATCTCTGGGATGAGCGGGTTGTGAAGCGCCTGATTGCCGAGCAGCCGGGCCTTATGCCGTCCTACCCGGAGAAGCGAGCACTCAAACGTGGGATTGATCTTGCATACGGGAAAAAGCAGATCACGGCCAGTGTCACCAGCTCCATCTTGCAGGGCCGGAGCATCAAAGGCATGGCGGATGATCTGCAAAGCCGCATTACCACCATGAACCGCGACAGCGCCATCCGGACGGCCCGCACAGCCGTCACCGGCGCACAGAACGCCGGGCGGCTGGATTCCTATTATGCTGCCGAGAAAATGGGAATCAAGTGCAGAAAACAATGGATGGCGACGCTCGACGGAAGAACCCGCCACTCCCACGCCATGCTCGACGGCGAGATCGTGGACAACGACAAAAAGTTCTCCAACGGCTGCCGCTACCCAGGTGACCCGAACGGCCCACCGTCCGAAATCTATAACTGCCGCTGCACGCTGGTATCCGAGGTCGAAGGAATCGACACCTCCGGAGGAAAGCGCCGCGCCAGGAACCAGGCGACCGGACGGAATGAGCTGATCGAGAACATGAGCTATGCCGAATGGGCAGGGTGGAAAAAGAAAAATGGACGTTAAATTTATCGACAACTCAGAGGAAATCAAGGACAATATGAAAAACGTGCTGCTTCGTGCGCTTGAAAAGATCGGCATGACGGCGGAAAAGTACGCGAAGCGGCTATGCCCGGTTGATACCGGAAACCTACGCAACAGCATCACGCACCGCGTAGACCAGGAAGAACCGGCGGTATATGTCGGAAGTGATTCTGAATATGCTGCCTATGTGGAGCTCGGGACGGGCAAGCATTATCCGGGCGGGAGACCTACGCCGTGGGCGTATCAGGACGCAAAGGGCAACTGGCACTGGACGGCGGGAAATAAAGCACAGCCGTATTTGAAGCCAGCGGCGGCGAACTATGCGGCGCAGTACCGGCAAATTGTCGAAGATGAGATGAAAAACGGATAAAGATTGCGTCCCAGAGCCATAAATATACGGTATAAGTGTGGTAACAGCAAAGAAATGACTGTTGCCACATTTTTTGTTCTGTCGCGGCAAAGCACCGCCGACAAGGGAAAGGAAGATAGAACATGGCACTGACGCGCAAGCTCCTGAAGGGCATGGGGCTGACAGAAGAGCAGATGGATACGATCATTGAGGCGCACACCGATACCGTAGACGGGCTAAAAAGCGACCTTGCACGGTATAAGGCAGACGCCGAAAAGCTCCCCGGAGTGCAGGCGGAGCTTGAAAACCTGAAAGCCAAAGGCGACGATGGCTGGAAGGATAAGCACGACAAGGTCAAAAAGGAATTTGACGACTACAAAAGAGAGCAGATGCAGAAGGAAACCAAGAGCGCGAAAGAATCCGCGTATCGGGAACTTTTGAAGTCTGCGGGTATCAGCGAAAAACGAATTGATTCGGTTTTGAAGGTCACCGATCTGACCAGCGTTGAACTGGAAGACGGCAAGATCAAGAACGCCGACGAGCTGCGCAAATCCATCAAGGAAGAGTGGGCGGACTTCGTTGTTACCACCAAGCAGAAGGGCGCGGACACCAAAGATCCGCCCGCAAACAACGGCGGCGCTATGAGCCGGGACGACATCTTCAAAATCAGGGACGCGTCTGAACGGCAGGCAGCAATCGCCGCCAACCTTAATTTGTTCGGAAAGGAAGAATAAACATGGGAGCAAAGACCAATCTGACGATGACGAGCGACGTTCAGGTAACCGCTCGTGAAATCGATTTTGTAACCCGCTTTGCGCGGAACTGGCAGCACCTGCGCGACATTCTCGGCATTATGCGCCCCATCAAAAAGCAGCCGGGCACCGTCCTGAAATCCAAGACCGCAAGCGTGACGCTCGCGCAGAGCGTCGGCGAGGGTGAAGAGATTCCCTACTCCAAAGCGACTGTCATTGAAAAGGACTACGCCAACATCAACGTCGAGAAGTACGCAAAGGCTGTTTCCATCGAGGCGATCAAGGAATACGGCTATGACGTTGCCGTCGCCCTGACCGACGAGGCGTTCCTGTATGAGCTGCAGACCAATGTCACCAATCGGTTCTACGATTATCTGAATACCGGCCTGCTGACCGTCAGCGAAACCAACTGGCAGCGCGCGCTTGCAATGGCGAAGGGCGCTGTTATCAACAAGTTCAAGCAGATGCACCGCACCGCGACCAACGTTGTTGGCTTCGTGAACGTGATGGATCTGTACGATTACCTCGGCGGCGCCGATATCACCATCCAGACTGAATTCGGCTTCCAGTACATCAAGAACTTCATGGGCTATAGCACCGTGTTCCTGCTGTCTGACGATGAGATCAAACGCGGTCGTGTTATTGCGACTCCGGTCGAGAACATTGTCCTGTACTACATTGACCCAGCTGACAGCGATTTCGCCCGTGCCGGTCTCGACTACAGAACCGACGGAGAAACCAACCTTGTCGGTTTCCATGTGCAGGGCAACTACTCCACTGCGGTCTCCGAGTCCTTTGCGATCATGGGCATGACCCTGTTCGCGGAGTATCAGGACGGCATTGCCGTTGCTGACATTGACGAGACCCCGACGCTCGGCACGCTGACGGTTACCTCTGCGGCGGTCACGGCGACAGGTGACACGAAGATCACGGTAACGCCCGCGAAGGAAGCAAGCGGCAACGTCTACAAGTACAAGGTAGGCGATTCGGCTGAGACTGTCACCTACGGCCAGAACGTCAGAACGTGGCCGACGTGGGACGGCAAGTCCGATGTCACGGCAGCGATGGGCAAGAAGATCACAGTCGTTGAGGCTGACGCGACTTACAAAGCGCAGAAGGCTGGCAACGCAACGGTAACGGCAAAGTAAGGAGGCGGCAGCGCAATGCTAACCGAATTGTGCGGGGTTCTGCGGAACTGGTTTGAAACGGATCGGATCAGCGGAACGTACACAGTAGAAAACGGCAGCATTGCGCTGCCGTTCCTGCAAGAAGGGCAATTCTTCCGGATTGTAGGTTCCGTTTTTAATGACGGTGTGCACCAATACCCGGATTACGGGATGGCCGACGAGACCTTTGATGGCTCTGTCTGGCCGATGGCCGTCCCGTCCGCTGTCCTCGCCCTCGAAGCTGAGATCAGAGCATGGCAGGAGAAAAACGGGGACGCGGCAGCAAGCCCGTTTACCTCGGAAAGCTTCGGAGGCTATAGCTACTCGAAGGGATCGAGCGGAAGTGCCTCCGCGAATGGGGCTGTGACATGGCAGACGACGTTCAAATCGCGCATGAACCAGTGGAGGAAGATCTGATATGAGTTTACTTGATGATTTTGCCCGCCCGTGCGTGCTGCTCGAAAAAAGCCGGACGCCGGACGGAGCGGGCGGTTACGTCACGATATGGACGGACGGGGCGGAATTCGCAAATTACCAGATGCTCGATACGTCCATGGAGGCTCGCAGAGCGGAGAAGGAGGGCGTGACAAGCGTTTACTCGGTGCTTGTGCAAAAAGCCGTACCAATCGATTATAACGACTTCTTCCGCGACAAGACGACCGGCGAGACGTACCGCGTCACGTCCGAGCCAAAGGACAAGCAAACACCGAAGTCCGCAAGCTTCGATCTGAAATACTTCACTGCAGAAAAGAAAGCGCTGCCAACATGACGAAAGACAAAGCATTGCATGCGTGGTTCTCGCAATTTCTCACGGCATACCCCACATCAAGTGTCCCGGACGATGCCGTTTTTCCGTGGCTGACCTATGAGCTGATTACTGGCGCGTGGGACAGCGGGGAAATCGGCCTGACGGTGAATCTCTGGTACTACACAACGCAGGAAGCAGAACCAAACGCGAAAGCGCAGGAAATCTCGGACGCTATCGGCTTGGGCGGCGTGTTTGTGCCGTGTGACGACGGCGCAATCTGGATCAAGCGCGGATCTCCGTGGTGCCAGAACGTCCGGGACGATTCTGATGCAAATATCAAGCGGCGGTATTTGAACGTCACAATCGAATACATTACCGCGAACTGAAAGGACTGATTTCATGGCGAAATTTACAAAAATTCCGGCGGATACGTTTAAGCAGCTGCAAATCAATGCTGGCGTTATTTTGAGCGAATTTACGCCTGCAACCGGAACGTTTGAACCGGAGAACCAGATCGGCGCAACTACCGGAGGCATTACATTTTCCGCGACACCGACGTATTCTGACTACGGCTCGGATGTGGACAACTGCCCAAAGAACACAATGGAAATGAAGCGGATGGACGATGTCGAAGTGAAACTTTCCGGTACATATGTAACGGCTACGACTACCTCCGCGAAATCTCTTATGGCGGCGGCTGACATCGACGGCACAGATACGACGAAGGTTGTTCCTCGGCGCGATCTTTCGCCGACTGACTTTGCGGACATCTGGCTTGTGGGTGATTATTCCGATAAGAACGGTGCGACAAACGGTGGTTTCATTGCTATTCGTCTTATGAACGCGCTATCGACCGGCGGATTCCAGCTGAAAACCGCCGACAAGGGCAAGGGACAGATGGCGTTTGAGTACACGGCGCACTATTCGATGTCGAAGCAGGACGTTGTGCCGTATGAGGTTTATATCAAAGCCGGTACGGCCGAAACGTAAGGAGAAGAAAGTATGAAATTTTCGGAACTTAGCACGGATAGGGCAGCTGATGTTCTTTGCGAGGTCAGCGTGTACGCGCTCAATATTCTGACGGATGATGAGCTGCGGGAGAGTCTGAAAGCACAGATCGACGCGGAGAAGCCACAGACGGCGGGAGAACGGTACGCGATCGGTGCGCAGAAGATCGGTCAGTGGATTCCCCTGATTCTGAAAAAGCACCGGGAAGATACGCTTGGTATTCTGGCTGCGGTCAACGAAACGACTGTTGAGGCGGTCAAAAAGCAGAGCGTCCTAAAAACCATGTGGCAGATTCAGGAGATCGTCAAGGATAAGGATATGCAGAATTTTTTCAAATCGTGCGCGTCGGAGGCGAAAGCGTAACGCTTGCGCTTCTGGCGGCTCCAAAGATAAGCGCGGGAGGGCTGATTCGCCTTTTGCCGATTTTGGTAAAGCGGCAGCAGGAAGAATCAGCCTTCCGTATTTATACGGCGGAGTGTTTGCGCACAATGACGGAAAACACAGCGAAATTCGCGGGCGGCAGCTTTGTGCAGGCAAAATATTCCGATCTGATAGACCCGAAGCCGCAGGACAACCGAACCTGCGAAGAGATCACCGCCGAGGTTGTTAAGCGGTGCGGATTGGTGGTGAAGCATGAATCTATTTGAACTTTTTGTAAAAATCGGCGCGGACACGTCTGAAGCGGACAAGGGCATCGACGAAACCGGGAAGAAAACATCCGGCCTCGGCGAGAAGATTAAAAACGGCCTTGCCACTGTCGGCAAGGCTGCGGTAGTCGGCGTGACGGCAGCGGCGACGGCAATCGGCACGATTGGAACAAAGGCAATCCAAGCATATGCGGACTACGAGCAGCTTGTCGGCGGCGTAGAGACGCTTTTTAAGGATAGCCAAGATAAAGTTATGGAGTACGCAAACAACGCGTACAAAACCGCTGGGCTGTCTGCGAATGAGTACATGGAGACGGTGACAAGCTTTTCTGCATCCCTGCTGCAGTCTCTCGATGGGGATACCAGTGCAGCGGCAGAAAAAGCAAACCTGGCGCTGACTGATATGTCCGACAACGCGAACAAAATGGGCACGGACATGACATCAATCCAGAACGCATATCAGGGGTTCGCAAAAGCAAATTACACCATGCTCGATAACCTGAAGCTCGGCTACGGCGGTACGCAGGCCGAAATGCAGCGGCTGCTTGAAGACGCGGAGAAAATCTCCGGCATCAAGTACGACATTTCCAGCTATGCGGATATCGTGGACGCGATCCATGTCGTGCAGACCGAAATGGGCATCACCGGCACGACCGCAAAAGAAGCCGCGTCCACGATTCAAGGATCTTTCGGCATGGTAAAAGCCGCATTGAAGAACCTTGTGACCGGCCTTGCAGACCCGGATCAGGACTTGGGAACCCTCGTGGGAAACTTCACGGATTCCATTGTTGTTGCGGGCAATAACCTGATTCCGCGCATTCAGGAGCTTTTGCCGCGCATTGTGGAGGCAATTTCCACGCTGCTGGGAACCGTAAGCTCGCAACTGCCGGGCATACTTGGCTCTGTCCTGCCCTCGCTTATAGAAGGCGCGGCAAGCCTAATTACCGGACTTATGTCCGCGCTCCCGGAGATCCTTACGGTGCTTGGCGACATCGCGCCGACAGCCATTGGGATTCTCGTTCCGGCCATAGTCGAGCTTCTGCCGGAAATCATTCAAACCGGTATAGATGTTGTTATCTCTCTGGTACAAGGCATTACGGAGACGCTTCCGGAATTGATCCCGGCGGCAACGGAAGCAATCATCAAAATCGCTGAAACGCTGACCGACCCTGGCAATCTCGGGAATTTGGTAGATGCGGCGCTTGAGATCATCCTCGCTCTGGCGGACGGAATCATTGACGCCGTCCCGAGGCTGCTTGAGGTGGCGCCCAAGCTTATCACAAATCTCATCACCGCGCTTATTGAAAACTTCCCCAAAATCATTGAATCCGGCGCAAAACTTGTTATGTCGCTGATCGATGGCCTGATTAAATCCATTCCGCAGCTTACTGCGGCTGTGCCAAAACTCATTATCGGGATTGTACAGGGGATTCTTAACAATCTTCCGCAAATCATCATGTCCGGCCCGAAAATCATCATGGCGCTTATTGAGGGCCTTATTAGCGCAATCCCGGATCTTGTCATGTCGATCCCAACGATAATCAAATCGATTGTAGATACGTTCCTCGGATACGATTGGGGCAGCATCGGAACAAATATCGTTGACGGTATCAAAAACGGATTTCTGCATATGTGGGAGAGCCTAAAGCGGACGGTAAGCGATATGGTCAACGGCCTTGTGAGCGGCGTCAAGAGCATCCTCGGTATTGCGTCCCCGTCTAAAGTCTTCGCCGGAATCGGCGGCTACATGGCAGAAGGACTTGGGCAGGGCTTTGACAGGGAAATGCTCGGGGTGCGGAAAGATATCGAAGATCAGATGACCTTCGGAACAACGTCATTCTCCGTGTCCGGCGCGGCAAAGTCCTCTGTCGGCGTCGTGAACGGCCTGCTTGCCAACAACCAGCCCGGAACGCCAATGCAGATCAACCTTGTACTCGACGGACAGACGATAGCAAGAGCAATATTCGATCCGCTGCGGGGCGAGATCGTACAAAGGGGTGTATCGCTTGCGTAGGATTAAAATCACGGACGGAACAAACACGGTCACGCTTCTGCGCGATCTCGTGTTCACGATTCAGCCGAAGGATATTGGCGCAACCGCGACAATGGCATCCGGAAAGACGGTTATGGATATCATCGGGGTAAAAAATGAATTGAAAATCCCGACGGGCTGGCTTTCTGTCGCCGATCTCCGAAAACTCCGCAGCATGATCAACACGAAACATGTGTTGAGCGTAACATACCCGGATGTAGACGGCGACAAAACAAGGGATTTCCTTTTTGAACAGCCGGAATACAAGGCGATCATCTACGATGAGGACGGCGTATCGCAGTGGTGCGGCGTCACGATCTCCGCGACACAGCAAGGGGTGGATTGATGCAGAAGGTATCGAGCAATTACGCACCGTTTACACCGGTGCGTGAGGTCGGCATGCTTGTCCGGTTTTACATTGTTGACCCGTCGGCAAAGAAGAACGGTACGGCCTCTGCATCTGATTCGGCACCAGGCACAAGCGCCGCCGAAACGATCAGCGACAGAGAAACCATATCCGGGAAGTTTGCTGGGCTTGAATTGAACCGGTGGGTTCTGGATGGGACAATCGATATTCCGAACGATAGCTTTGACGGGCAGCATGTAGGCTGGTGGAGCGGAGTAGTATCAAACGAGAGCGCCGAAATGGCAAGCATAATTACGTTTGAATTCTCCGCTCCGGTATCCACGATTGGTTGGGCGATGCTGTTTGATGAAAAAATGAACCAATACCCGGCGCAGATCACAATTACCGCATATGCGAGCGACGGAGCGGCGGTCGCAACCGGAACAAAGATGATCACGCAGGCGCGGCAGAACATCAGCATGACTGCCGCAAATTACACAAAGCTGACGATTCGATTTGACAAGACGCTCCTGCCAAAGACACGCGCCCGGCTGCGGCAGATCGATTTCGGCCTGACGGAAACCTACGAAAACGACACAATGGCCGACGTGAAGATTATAGAGGAAGCATCCGTTTCCTGCGAATCGTTCCCGTCCCGGCAGATTTCCTTTACATTTGACAACGCGGATCATCGGTACAACATTCTGAACCCGGACGGCGTTTTCTCCGTGATTCAGGATGGCCAGAAATTGCTTGCCAGATGCATTGTAAACGGAGAGAGCATAGACGTTGGCGAGTTCTTTTTTACATCCGTTACAGCACGCGATTCCGGCGTTACGGCACAGCTTGTCGGAAACGATATGGCTGCGACACTCGATCGCGCAACCTATGAGGCCGGAAACGCTACCGCGTGCAAGCTCCAGACTGTAGTTGCGTCCGTACTGGAAGGATACGACGTCACTGTGATCTACGGCGGCGGCGCAGACGAAAGAACGGTAGTCCCTGCAATCCCTCGGAAGACGACGAGACGCGAGGCGATCCGGATTCTGGCACAGGCCGCAATGTGCTCCGCGTGGTTTGATCGATCCGGAAACCTGCACATCGCGGAGCTTTCAGCAGGCGCAGTATTGGGAGAAATAACGCCGGATGAGCTTTATAACTATGACGGTGTGTCCATATCGGAAGCGGTTGATTGCGTAGAGCTGCACGTTAAGAGCGACTACGCGAATATCGATACGACAATCACCGCCGGGAGCGGAAAAAACATCAAGAGCGTAAATAACCCGTGCGTAGCGCCTGCAAACTATCAGAGTGTGGCTGCGTGGCTGCTTGCGCAGTATAATCGCCGAAAGATCTACAGCGTGAAAAACCGGGGCAATCCGGCGCTCGAAACCGGCGACACCATCAAAATCTCCGACGCATTCGCACAAAACGAAAATGCTGTGCAGACCGGTATGGAACTGACGTTCAGCGGAGGCGGAATTTATGCCGTAACGAAAGGAGTTGGCGCATGAGTACCATCATTGACACCCTCGTCACCGACCGGACGCAGGCGGATGTGGAGCGAGTGCGGGAGCTGGCGGCGAAGGGGTTCGCGGCCATGACCGCAGCCGAGCGGGCGGAATGGCTGGCCGGGATGAAGGGAGCGTACAACGCCGCTGATCTCAATCGCGTGGGGACGGCCCTGAATTATCTGGCGGGCCGCCTCGGCGCGATCTGCGGCAAGAGTATCGCATGGCCTGCAAAAACCGATTGGGCCGTAACGGACATTATAACGGCCTCACAGGCCGAGGCATACCGCAAGCAGGTGCAGTCCATCCGAGACGCGCTGGCATACCCCGGAGGAACACCGGACGCGCCCGGCCTCGACCGGCTGACCTACACCGGCGCAAACGACATCGAGCGCATCCTGACGATCTGCGAAGAATTGATCGTCAACGTTGCAAAATCTTTTCGCCACACTGGCGCGGCGGAGTGCGCCGCAGGAGGACTTCTGACATGAAAGACAGACAGCCGACACAAGTTTTATCCAACGGCGCGATCCGGTACGGCGTGTATAACGCCGACGGCACGCTCAACCACTACGAATACCTCAAGCGCGAGGACGCGCC